TTCTCTACTACGAGACCCTGATGTTCCGCTACCAGAAGTGGGGGCTGAGCGGCAAGATGTATGACGGCAAGCCCGCCAATCCTAAGGGGGTGGGGGACGACTCCAAGACCGCCTCGACCGAGCTTCGCCAGCTCCGCAAGGCCCTGGGGATTGACCGGGTGACGAGGGAGGCGGGGCAGGGGGAGACCATCGCTGAATATATCCATAACCTGGGAATCCGGGCCAAGCGATTTGGGGTCATGCGGAACAAGCAAGCCGAGAAGGCCATTACTCTTTGGCGAGCCCTTATGGCAGAGACGGGGTGTCACTTGCGGTCGGATGAGGAAGAACGAGTTGAGTTCAAGCGTCACGCCGAAGATGTGGTCCAGTGGATCGTAGACCACATGGACGAGTTCAACGAAATTGATGAGGCGTTCAGAAGGGATGATCAGTGTATGTGGGTGCGTGATATGTAGTGGAAGCGCTCGATGTCGCCCTCACCGAAGAGGAAGCCTATCTTTGGGCAATCCTATCCGACCCCTCGGGGATTGATGCTGCCGAATTCCTAATTACGGACGAGGAGAATGCGAAGCCCAATCCCCTGACAGGGCATGATGGGACCTATTGTTTCCGTGCTTGGGACTTTCAGTACCCGTGGTGGAGGTCGGATGAGCCAGAGCAGATTGACCAAGGAAGTCGCTGTTTGGCGCGTGGTCAGAAGGTTCTGACCAAGGAGGGCGAAAAGAAGGTTGAGGAAATCCAGCATGGAGACTACGTTCTGACACACCGAGATCGTTGGCGTCGAGTTGTGGGAGTGATGAGGCTAGATCCTCAGGCGGTGGTTCGTCTGGAGGACGATGACGGGAGAGAAATCATCGTTACCCCCAATCACCGTCTCTGGGTGAAGGTCAATGGAACGGAACCGGAATGGCTGTCAGTTGATGACTTTGGCAACGCAGACGTAGAGTGGTGTGTGGCAGAAGAGGGCTGGGTGTGGAAGACTTTCCATGTCCGGGCGCTCGGAATCGATGAGGTCTGGGATTTATGGGTAGAGGAGGATGAAACCTGTGTGGTCGGAGGGGTGGTCTCCCACAATAGTGCGGGGAAGAGCCTGAGCATTCGGTTCCGGTGTTTGGTGTTCCCGATTATTCACCCCGGCTCAGAGATGGTCCTCACTGCCCCTGAGGGGGTTCACCTCGACGCCATCACTGATGTGGTGGAGTCGATGTTTCTCAACAACCGACTCCCCGCAGAACTTATTGTGGGCGGGCGTGTCGGTATCAAGCACAGACCGTTTCATATGAACTTCAAGAACGGTGCCCGGATCATGGGCAGAATCCCACAACATGACGGGAAAGGTCTTCTGGGCACCCACCCTCTGTGGTTGGAACAAGACGAAGCGCAGTCTTGGACCAAACAGCAGTGGGATGAGATCATCGAGACCCTCAAGGCCGGATACGATGACGCCCGCTGGCGCGCTCATGGGGTTACGCGTGGGGCTGGTGATGTGTTCTACGAGTACACCCAGCCAGATTCGGGCTGGAAAGTTCACCACCTGCCAGCTATGTATCGCCCCACATACACAGCTGAGGAACGGGAGCGGAAGATCAAGAAGTACGGGAGCCGTCAGGATCCGGATTTTCGCAGAAATGTGTATGGGGTCCACGGCGAGGCCACTAGCCCGTTGTTCGTTCTGGCGAATTTAATGAACTGCGTGGATACGAAGCATGGGCTTCATGGAGAGGAACTCTCAGAATACAATCGCGTTCTGTACTATAAACGTCGTATTGATGATGGGATGGTGCGATACTATGACGGAGACATTCTCTCGTTGATTGATCCTCCTCCGCTCCAGCTTGAGCGCTACCATACCTTCTGGATGGGGATGGACTATGGGCAAACGGTCGATCCCTCGGTCATAACGGTGTGGGCAGAAGAACACAAGGGCAAGCAGCGCGATACCACTCTGCGGCTGATTCTCAACCTCACGATGGAGCGGGTCCAGAACATCGATCAGCTTAGGGTGATCATGTGGTTGATCGATCACTATAAACCCATCCGATTCACCATGGACGCGACGGGGGCCGGTCAGACACTTTTTTCGATCCTACAGGAGATCGCTAGAGATCGCGAGGATGAAGATTACGAGGCGGCGCAGCGAACCCTTAAGAGTCTCTGCGGGTACAACTTCAGTGAGAAGATCATCGTCGATTTCAAGGACCCACTGGATGACGAGGCTCCGAAGCCAACGAAGCGCAAGGGGGCTGAAGAGTTGGAGGAGGCTGGAATCAGGAGAAATGTGAAGGACTTCAGCACCGATGTCCTCCGCAGTCTTGTTGACCCAGGAAATCTGATCCTCCCCTACGACACCGAGTTGATCAGAGAATTCGAGTCGCAGTCGGTGGGCTACACCAAGAAGGGTAAGGATTCCTATGGCAGGACCAGAGTGTACTCTGGCGGGCCTGACCACACACTTGATTCGGCCAGGATGGCTGTCCTGGGATGGAAACAGCACAAGATTGACAACTTCATCGAAGAGAAGCGCTCGGAGAAGCCCAGGTGGCGCGGACGGGTGGTGCTGTAGTGGGGCGGATGGGGGCCGATCACAAGGATCAGAATGAGTAATCCAAACTTAGAGCGACAAATCCATGGCTGGCGACAGGAGATGGAGACCTCATATGACCTCATCGAGGCTTGGCCGACCAAATCCGACCACGAGATCTCACAGATCTTCCGCGACCTCTCCGCCCTCTATGGTCGTTTCACCCGCATCCAGACCACCATCGCCCAGGACAAGACTCCGGTGGCGGTGAGCTTCCGCAACCAAGAGGTGGTGCCGTTCTTGGAGAACCTGAAGATGCAGTTCCAGTTCTGGTCCCGCATCTTCGCCATCCAAGAGGCGGACCTCAAGTACACCGTTAGGGGCCAGACATGAGTGAGGTCTCGACGGGGGCCGAGCCCTCCCACGTCATCATCAACAAGTCTCAGGTCGACTTTCCCAGCATCCAGGATGCGGTACGGACTCAGGCCCCGGCGCTGGCAGAACTCCTGAACTGGCGCAACGCCGGTATGGGCCCGGCCGAGGTGAACCGTCAGGGCGGGCTCTTCAGCCGTGACCAGTACCTCACCCCGCCCCACGTGTTCGCCCAGTTCGACCTGGCACAGCGGGCCGTCGAGCACGACGACGTGGTGGGGAACTGGGCCGACACCACTGAGCAGATGGGGTTCAGGCGGATTCGGATCGAATGCGACGATCCCCAGCAGCAGGACGTGTGGAACCAGATCATCAAGAAGATCGGGCTCGGCCGGTGGATGAAGCAGATCTGGCGTGAGTACATCACCTGTTCGAACGTCAACTGTGCGTGGCGACCCGGTCCTCCAACTCAGACCTTCCGGGTCAAGAAGAAGACCGAGGCGGGCAACCAGCCCCGCAAGACCTTCAGCCTCACCGGGATCCCGGGTGGGCTCACTGTCATCGACCCCAAGAAGGTGGTGCCGTATGGGGACTTCATGTTCGGTGACGAGAAGCTCGCCTACATCGCCTCCCGGACGGAGAACAACGGACTGCGGTCTACCGATGCGCTTCGTCGAGACCCGGTGTTCCGCTATCTGGTGACCGGCCCCGCCAACCTCTCGATGGACGAGCGGGTCGCCCTCCAGGCCCTGACCGGGGTCAGCACCTCCGAGCTGCTGACCTGGCAGATGAACCCCCTGTATGTGTTCCGCCACACCGCCACCCGCTCCCCCTACGAGCCCTTTGCGACGGTGCGACTCAAGGGGATCTTCGAACTCCTGGATCTGAAGCAGCAGCTCCACGCTATGGACCGAGCCTTCCTGCTCGGTGCCACCTCCTACATCGTCCTGATCAAGGTGGGGGAGAAGGACGCCCCAGCAGCGGTCGAGGATCAGCAGGCTCTGAAGAACAACTTCATCGCCGCCGGTCCCATCCCGGTGGTGGTGGGGGATCACACCTTGACGATCGAGATCATCACTCCCCGGCTTGATCAGACCCTCCTGCCGGAAAAGTACCGGCTTCTCGATTCGCTGATCGCCATCCGTCTCTACCAGATCTTCCATCAGGCGGGGTCGGAACGTGAGGACGACTCGAAGCTTCTCAAGGTTGTGGCGGGTTCGCTGGAAGCCCGTCGCGAAGAGATCTTGGAGCTGGTGGTGGAGAAGATCATCGAACCGATCTTCGAGCAAAACCCGGACCTCACAGAGGAACCCCGTCTGACCTTCTGGCCCCGCAAGATCACACTGGCCCTGGATCCGAACCTCATGACCAACATCACCACCGGACGTGGGGTGGGGGATGTGAGCCGTGATAGCTGGCTGGAGATCTTCGATCTTGTGGAGGAGGAGGAGGCTCGCCGGTTCGAGAATGCGGCCCGGTACGACCGACTCTTCAAGCCCCCAGCGGGGATGAAGACACAGCAGGCCCAGGACAACCCGGTCAACAACCTCAAGGGCCAGATCGAGGGCGGCGAGGTGAACGGTGGGGGGCAGAACCCGGTTTCGGGTAGATCGTCCGCCCCTCGGGGTCAGCAGAAGGACTAAATCCACCCCCGAAGGACCCGATCCCTATGGGTGGAGGTCCTCATGAACGAGACAATCCTGGTCCGGGGCGAGCACTCGCATTTCATCTCTGCCCCAGCTGCTTTTGCTGAAGAGGATCGGCTGAAGGACTCATGGGCCGCCGACCTCATGACCCCGAGCGACAAGTTCAAATGGCTGGTCTCCAACTATGTCGAAGCTGACCGTCCCAACCGCAATCGCTACATGTGGACGATGCAGGATTTGGAGATGCGGTCCCCGACGGTGGTCCATGCTCCACTGAACATCGGCCACAGCCGAGAGTACATCGTGGGCCACGTCGCTGGCAGCCAGATGATGTACCCGACCGCTGA